ATCATTGGAATCGCCAAGCGGATTCGTGATCAGCAACGACTACAAAAAACACAACAAAGTTAGGTTAGTAACTACAGTCAACAACGAGAAGGTAGACGCCAAGATACGTGTGCCTACAACGGAGTTCAACAAACGTGCTGCAACCCAAGCCCTGCCTGCCAACCTAGTCCATACATACGACTCCGCTGTTCTCCATTCGGTGCTGGCCGATAACGAGTGGGAACAGATTGTAACCCTCCATGATTGCTATGGAATACCCCCAAAAGATTGCGTGAAATGTGTTGATGCAATAAAAAATGCTATGGAGACCACTTTAGGTGTTGACATGCCAAAAAGAATGTGGTATGCTGCATCCTGACGTCGCGAGATCGACCAATTACGACCATCTCAAGGCGTCCCTTTAGAGAGATGAAACCAATCAAAATGACTACCGGCAAGGGTATCGCTATGTACCCTTGGTTATTCACCCCCGACACAAAGTTTTCAACCGAAGGCGTATATTCAGTTACGCTCCGTATGTCAGGCGAAGCTGGCGAGCAACTCCGTTCTCAAATCAAGGACATGCTCGACAAGTTTCTTAACGGCTTGGAGGCAACTACTGGTAAGCGACCTAGTAAGTTAATTCCGCTTCCCATTAAAGAAGCCCACGATGAGGAAGGTAACGAAGTCTTAGATTTCAAGTTCAAGATGAACCCTTCGTTCAAAGGCCGTGACGGAAAGCAAGTCATTCAACGCCCCTTCGTTGTTGACGCACAACTGCAACCTCTAACCGAGGAGAGCAGAGTCGGTTCAGGTTCAACCGTTAAGGTTAACTTTTCAGCTTCACCTTACTCCATATCAGCAGGCACGGGAATTGCCTTCCGCTTGGTTGGAGTACAAGTACTAGATTTGGTGGCATGGGGTGGCGATGGAGGCGGGTTCACCGTCGAAGAGGGCTTCGCTGCACCAGAGACACCGAAAGCTCCTGTAACTGAAACGCCAGTACAGGGTATGGAGAAGAACGTTGCTGATGCAGCGAACTTCTGAGGTTTATTCGGTAGTCAACCTTAGAAGCCAGCGAATCAGCAATGGCTCCGGTTTACAAAAGTAAACTCGAAAGGGATATGGGGCGTCTGTTAGACGCAATGGGCGTCCCATATTCCTATGAGCCTCTCAGGATACCGTATGTTAAGGAGCATTATTATCTCCCTGACTTCTATATCGACGAGAGATACTTTATCGAAACCAAAGGCCGTTTCCTGCCAGTTGATCGGAAGAAGCATCTGTTAATTAGGGATCAGCATCCTGACATTGACCTTCGCTTCGCCTTTCAAAATCCTAACGGAAGACTATCCAAGCGATCCAAAACCACCTATGCGGAGTGGTGCGACAAGCACGGCTTCCAATGGTGCGGAAAGAAAGTACCTAAAAAATGGTTCTCATAAGACCTCACAAAGCGACTCACGCCCTTCTCACCGAAAGTGGGACAGGCAAGAAGGCTTTAGTGGTTATAGATGACTTGGATACCTTGGAAGGGAGTGCAGGAAAACTTCAATGGATGAGGTTGACCCGAAATGAACGTGAGATACTTAGCAGTATTGATTTTGATGGAACAATAGACGAGATACAAAGTGACTACCGAAAAACAAAAAGAATCTAATTTTATTAAGCACGGGCCATGCCCCAAGTGTGGCTCTAGCGATGCCGTTGGCATCTACGACGATGGACATGGAAACTGTTTTAGTTGTGGAGCCTACTTCGATAACTACGAGAAACCAGATGCTGTAGCGATCCCCGCTGCTACACCGACAGCCTCACACGATGGCCTGTCAGAACTATCATTCAGCGGCCTCACCTCTAGAGGCATCTCTGAAAAGACATGTAAGTTCTGGAACTACCAAATTGGTGAATACCAAGGGAGGCCAGTACAAGTGGCCA